AAAAAGTACGATCAAAAGTTACCATCACAGTTAATTATAACTGCATTTAAAATTTTGATTGAACTTGCTAAACAGTGTGATTATACACAAGATGATATTACCATCATGGAAAGCATGGTAGCAGACGTCGTTTATGCATATATTGCAATGAATGGTGATCTGATTAGCTTAAATGGTGGCACGCACATCAGTGGTAATTCTCTCACTGTGATTGTCAATGGAATTTGTGGCTCACTTAATTTAAGAGCTGCATTTTATAGTAACAATTCATGGTCTATGAAATATCGTGATCATGTCAATATTATGACATATGGTGATGATAATTTAGGATCATGCTCTGATGACTGTAAATTTTCTATTAAGATAATCGCTGACTATCTAGCTAAGTATGGCCAGAAGTATACTATGCCCAATAAATCAGATACTATTTCTGATTATTTGAGTAAAGAAGACTTTGAGTTTTTAAAACGGGAAACCGTTTACATACCCGAAATAGATTGTCACATAGGTGCGTTGCAGGTTGATTCTATTTATAAATCCCTGCATATGTATCTAAGAGGAAAAGGTTGTGAGCACTCTCCCGAAGTTGCCTGTGCTTTGAACATTGATACTGCAATGAGAGAATTTTTCAATCATGGTAGAGAAATCTATGATCACCAACAAGCAATTATGAAGAGAATAGCTGATAAAGCCAATCTTACAAACTTTTGCTCTGAGTTGGATGTAACTTTCGATAATCGAGTCGAAATGTGGCGAGATAAATATCTCAATGAGTCCTCTGATATGACTATAAAAGATCAACCCCGTACGATACATGGGGTCGTGGAGGAAGTTGAAGATATCGCTGAATTATTGGTTACCGATGATTGAAAGGTTTGTAGTCCTTACACCATTAGGCTTGATTCAGCAGCCAAACTGCGCACCGATACATACGCTAAAGCGAGTATGTAATCGTACATAGAGCTTTACAGATAGTTTTAATAATAATAATAATAATAATAAACAATGCACTTTGTGCAAATGTAAGGTTGGGATGTGCTTATGCAAATATCCCTCTATGATTCCTCAAATGGGTGAGGAATATTCTCTTGGTCCTTCAGAAAGGAAAGAGCAAAATGTTGTCTTTGCAGATTCGCAAGAGTCCTATACTACGTCATTCAAACCTGTATCAGATCCTACAAGGTATCAACAAGATACATATGACGCAGAACTTGCTAATTTCTTTGCAAGACCAATTAAGATAGCTGAACTAGAGTGGGCAGTAGCTGGAAGTTTATTTTATCAATTTGATCCTTGGAGTCTTTATTTAAATGATCCAAAAGTATCAAATAGGATATGTAACTTCAACTTGCTACGAACTAGATTACACTTAAAGTTTGTTATCAACGGGAACGGTTTTATGTATTCCCGAGCTTTAGTCTCTTATTTACCCTTTGCAAATTGGGATGCTTTATCAGAGAGTGAAGCCATTTATCCTGAAGATTTAACTCAGGAATCACAACAACCACACATATTTTTGAATCCAACGACCTCCTCAGGAGGTGATATGATTTTACCATTTGTGTGGCCCTGGAATAGTGTATATATTCCAACATCTGAATGGGAGAATTTGGGTCAGGTGACTTTACGATCTTTTGCACCACTTAAACATGCTAATGGAGCAACTGCAATAGCTACTATATCAGTATTTGCTTGGGCAGAAGATATGAGTCTCAATGTACTAACATCAGTAGATCCAAGTACAATGACTCCACAGTCTGGTGAGGAAATAGATGAAGCCAATAATAAAGGCACTATATCTGGACCTGCATCAGCTGTCTCTAAAGCGGCATCTGCTTTAACTACGATACCCGCAATAGCACCCTTTGCTACAGCCACATCAATGGCTGCATCTGGAGTCGCTAATATTGCTAAATCTTTAGGTTATAGTAGACCACCAGTCACTAGAGATAATGAAC